AGCCCTCGCCACGCCAACCCCGGGAACCTGCACCTCAGGACCAGACAGGCTGGCGCGAAGTTCAGTTAACCCAGTTCGGTCATTTGAAAGCACCGCCGTTTTGACTTGATCAAAAAGAGCGTCTGGAGTTTGGCGTTCTCCAGTAAATCCAGCTTCAGCAGTTCCAGGTAAAGCCGCCTGTCTTGCACTTGGGATAGCCTCAGCCTGAGCTTGTGCGCCAAACGAAACCTCACCACCCGCTTCGGTCTTGCCTTCAGCGGTGACGGCTTGAGTGGCTGGAACAATCTCTGCCGGAGGTTCAACAATCTCTGGCTCTTGCCGAGCAAGTCTTGCCGCCTGGGATTCGCCAATAACCACTGGCTCAGCTTGCGCCGGCCTAACCTGCTCCTCTCGCGGCGTGAACACTTTGGGCCCACGCATCGCTTCGGTCTGCTCCAGAGGAGACAGTTCCCTCATCATAATGGCCCTGCCAGTGGGGTCTACAGCGACAGTTGCGGCACCGGCAGGTTGCAGCACTCCTGGCTCAAGGGATGATGGAACCCGATATGGAATTTGTTTTGTGGGCCCAGCTTCCTCTGGGAACGGTACGATAAACCGTTCAAGCCCTTCACCAGACTCACGGAACTGCTCCCACGATCTGGGCAGTGTGACCGATGGATGATTGGCTGCCGGCCGGCTCAGAGCGTTGCCAATGGATGCGCTCAGAATCACCCCACCAGTGCCACCAACAGCCTGCTTGGTTGCTTCCTGATAATTGCCCTCTCTAGCTGCCTGCACTGCTGCGTTGAGTTGTTCGGGGGCTTGCATGGCCATCTTACCAGCAAAGCCAGCCAGGATGGTTTTGCGCAATGCAGCCGGCACAGAGCCCAGCCCAAGCGTGGCCACTCCCTCTGGGGTCTGGAAGAAATTGAGAAAGTCAGTGACCGCATTAACAGCCCCAGCCCCAATCTGTGCGGCCGTGCCTTCTTGTTTTGGGATCTGCGGGATGGGTGCTGCTGGTCTTTCCATCCATTCGCTTGGACGGAATCGAAGTCGAGACCCTGGATCGGCGAGCCCTAATTGAATTGCCGTTTGTTCAATGGCTGTCTCGGTTTGCTTAATCGGAGAAAGCATCCCGCCCAGTAAGAATCTACCCCACCCCGCTGCGCCCTGAGGTTGTTGGGTGATTCGGCCGGGTTCCTCAACGGCCTGCGCTTGCTTTGGAACTAGATCCTCAAATGGGTTTTCGCTGGCCTTGGTTTGGGCAGGAATCAGATCCTCAAATGGATTGTCCTCAGCCATTTAGTTTGTCTCGATGCCCAGCGCGCGCAGGCGTGCCTTGACCTGAACCGGGTCGGCTCCGCGCGCAATGGCATCATTGGCCTTTTGAATCAACGCATCCCGGTCCCCCTGCTCTTTGACTGGCACCGCACCTCGACCGCGATAAACCTCATCGCGTCTGGCTTTAAGCGCCCTTAACTCTTCCTCCATCGCCTGATAAACAGGCTGCTTTTGGCGCATCTGGACCGGAACCTCCTGAAGTTTTTTACTGATCTCTTTCTCTTGGGCGCGGATATCTTTTAGCTGTTCCCTTTGGACGGCATTTAGATCGCCTTCCTGCATCGGTTTGCCGATGACCTGCAACCGTTGCGGGGATACCCGGAACGCTTTCACTCCACCCGGATACTCCTCTACGCCTCCCTCAAACTCTGGCCGTAGCGATGCCGCAGATGGGAATGTTACCTGACCGGTCCTGGGGTTCTGCGCATAGGGTAAGCCCTCTGGGCTCGTGCCAAAGATTGGTGCCCCGGGTGGACTTAAGTCATGGATCGATTGAGCCAGCCGTTCGGGATGGCGATAGAGAAGCTTTGGGGCCCATTTTACAAACGCTTGCTGCAACGGGATTCCCTGAGACAAATCCTTCTCCAGTCCCTTCTGGCCCTCCAACTGCATTGCCGCTTCCTGCGCTTCACGTTCGGCCTGTTGCTCCTTTAGCTTTAGCTCCAAGCCGAATCGTTGCACATCAAGTTGATGCTGCTCCTGGCGAAGCCGAGCGTTTTCCGCCGCCTGCTCCTGGGCAATAGCCATTGACTGCGCGCGCTGCGCAGCCGCTGTCTGAGCCTCGCTGGCGCTTAAGCCAGCCCGGTAGCCTTCCAGCAACCGGCTCACCGGTTCCACTGGATTTATCTGGAGCCAGGGAGGAATGCCATCAGCCATAGGTTAGAAATCGTAAAACTCTTCTTCGATGTCCTGCTGTTCTGGTTCCCAATTCTGCCAGTCGCGTCGCGTAGGATCTGCCCATGGCGGGTTAAGCCCCTGCCAACTCAAATCATCCAATGGTGAATCCCAGATATTGCCAATAGTGTCGAAGAATCCTGGGCCACCGACTGGAGGTTGCGGTATGCCGGCTACTCCTCCGAGAATATCAGGCCAGGGTCCGGGACGAGGAGTCTCCGCAGGCGGCGCAAATAGGGGCGATGCTGGACGATTGATGGGGTTTACTGCTCCTGCTGGCAACATTGGGTTTTGATTGAACCAGCCCGCGCCTCCACCACCAGCATTGAACCCGCGATTGAGTCCAGCCAAGGCATCTGCTCGTGTTCGCTGATAAGCCGCCTCAGGCACCGGGGCAGCCCGAAGCATGTCAGCAATGGCTTGCAGGTTGAGTTGCTGGCCGATGTCTGGGATGAGGCGATTGGGCGAGTAAGGCGCCACTGTTGGAATCGTGTTCTTCATCTGGGCCAAGTCCTGTTGCGCGTTACGCTGAACGCCATATTGAGTCAGCCCAAGATCGCGGAGTAGTTTGCTATTGGCGTTTGGTGAGCCAGAGATACCAGCACCAACACCGTATTCGGCCGCTCCTTGCTGCAACCCTGGAACCAGATCGCTTATGTCTCCCTGGAGCCTGCGATTGATGTTTTCCAATCCGGTTCCTATCCCCGTGAAAAACTGGTTTGGATACTGGTTCCGCAACGCTTGGTTCTCAGCGCCCGTTATTCCACCGATGATCGGGCCCAGGTTGTTTACCTGCCCAGAGATGGATGACAACAGATTGGCCAGCGATGCACCTGTGCCGGTGGTGCCGGGGATACCACCAGAAGCCGGATTGTATGTTCCCGGCAATGGTCCGGCTCCCTGCAATGTGCCAGCCCCACCCATACCTGGAGCACTGGCCACTCCTGGGAGGGCCCCAGCGCGGCCACGGGCCCATTGCGGCAACTCGTTGACCAGCGGCCCTAGTCCACCCATGCCATGCTGAGCCAGCCAATTGAGTTGATCAGCCTGTCTATTCCACTCCTCGATATTTGGCATGTTACGTCAACCTCCCAATGAATTGATTGCGCAGATGAGCACTGCCGAATGGTGCAAAGTTTATGGCTGGTCGCTCCCGACCCAATTGATGCACCAGTTCACCCTGTAGCAATCGGACAGCCTGCCCGTGACGTTCCTGGGCCATCTGCTTTGCTCCAGGAGAATCCATGCTCGAATAGCGCACGCTCTCACACTCGGCAATCAACGCCTCGATGTTGCCGATGAGCAGGTAGTCTGTGTCCACCCGCACCGGCACAAACTCCAGTTTCGCCATGGCCGTGATCTGCGTGGTCGCCGTGTCGCTGGCTGGGTCGCAACAGTTCTTTGGCAACCCAGCCAGGAAGTAGCGCCGATACGACGCCACCTGCTCGCTGGGTTCCATGGTCAGGATGAGTTCCTGATCTCCGGTGTCGGGGTCCACTTGATAGAATCGCACCGGTCCTGTCGTGACCGATTTCTGTATACCCGTGAGGGAATTGAGTATGGGCGAATCGGTGAAAGGCATCGTCAGGTCCAGGAATACTCCCAGGACATTATCTGTCCCATCTAGACTCGTGATGGGATTGTCACTGGCGTCTGTGCCCTGCACTAGCACACGACTGCCAATGTCGGCGTTATCGGTGATGTAAACGCGCAGGATACGGTTCTCATCCAGGTCGATGAAGCTCGGGAAACTGCCTCGGTCGAACGCCTCCGGCACCACGCAATCCATGTTCCTGCAACGGCCGACTGGTGTACTAGGTTCCTGTAGCCCAATACCAAACTGCAAGAACTCATAGAATTCGTTCTGAACCGCAATTGGAGTGCGGCACAGGTCCACGTTAATGAGCCTAGCCACCTCGCGTGGAAGCGTGATGAATGGGTCAGTCTTGGCCACATTGAACACCATCCTTGCCCACGTTCCCCACCAGCCTGTGTCCCCGCTTTCCCGCGCCAATAACAACCGCTGTGTGGCGGCATTAACGAACTGTGCGCAACCCAAGATGTCTGCCTGACACAACCCAATCGACTGTGGCCCACGAGAAAGCCGGAAATCAATCAGTCGATTGCGATTCATCTAGGGTTGTCTTGTAAAGGTTTGGTCCAAAAGAGCAAGTAATCAGATCGAACCCACCGCTGGCCATGTCACGCCATTGCCGCTGTTATAAAGGTTGGCCCTCCGGGTGGCGCTTAACACCGCGTTGAATATGCCCATCTCATCTATTCGTGAATCGCTGTCCCCATCCCCTTCGATGCTAAATTGAGAGTTGTTAAAATCTCCAAGTGGGGCATTGAGCGCGGTTGGTGAATCAGTGACAACGCCGTTATCTATTTGCAGGTGAAGCTTCCTGTCAGCCGGGTCGTACCAAGCGACGAAGAAATGATACGTGCTATCTTCGATGTTCTGAACGAAATCGGCCTGTATGGTATTGCTTGGGCCGGTTAAAATTGCACTGAATGTGTCCGTGTCGGCTTCGTACCAGAAGTCTAGCGTAGCCACGAAGACAGCCGCGTTCTTGAATGAGTAACCCAAATTGATAATAAATGTTCCAGCCAGAGCAAGGGCTACTCTTACCCAACCAAAAAAGGTAATCCCACTGTCAATGTATGCTAACAGGGACTCATTTGAGGCTATGGCTATACCCGTCCCACCACCAACCGGGAAGAACACCGCGCGCAAAATCTTGCCTCCACTACTCCAGCTTATACCTGCGCCTCCTGGAACTAATTCAATTCCCTGAACATCATCAATCCTGTTTCCGCCGTCTCCGCCACTGTTTTCGTTTAGCGCCCAATAGGCGATTAAGTCACCCGGTGGCAAAACCTCTAGTGTGAAGTCTTTTTCGCAAACGGTAGCCATATTAGGTGCAGGTTTCGACTGAAACTCGAATGCGGAAGTTAAATGTTCCAACCGTATCGGGCGTGCCACTCAATACTCCAGCCGGGGTTAGGGTCATGCCTGACGGAAGGCTACCAGACACGACGCTCCAGGTTTCGGTCTCTTGATCGCCGCCAGATTCGGCGAAGTTCTTCACGTAATTCGCACCTGATGTGGCATCTGGAAGCGGGCTCGCTGTGGTGATGCGTATGATGCAAATCGAAAGGCTCTTTTGCTGGTACGACCCAATGGCGTCTGTAACCCGAACCGTGAAGGTGTAGACTCCCGTTGCCGTTGGTGTGCCGGTGATTTGGCCGGTGCATTCGTCCAGTTCCAACCCTGGCGGAAGGCTGCCACCCACCACCGACCACACGTAATGGATTGGCTGAAAGTTTTGGCCACAGATGCCAAACCCGAATGGAGTCTGAGGGGTTGGTATGTAGGGGAAGAACAGGGAATTCCCGCCAACAGCCTCAATGGTAACAGTGAAATCAGATCCAACGCAGCCGCCGTTGAGGGTGTTACTAACGATGCAAATCCTGTTCTGTTGGGCCCGTATTTTGGCCACACTGAGCGCAGTCTGGTTGACTCCGAACTGGTTAAGCCCAATGAATGATCCAGCCGGTATTGTCCAAGTGAATGCTGTCCCGTCTGGGCAACGCACCGTGTAGCTCTGCGCGGAGTTAAAGAAGGTGGCCACTGGCAATCCGTCGGGCCCATCCAAATCGCCATAGACGCATTCCTGGGCCTGACGGCGCGCGCAGTCGTCAGCCTCATCCTGGCTAATCTCCGAATAGCAAAGCTGCTTGCAGGCAGATTGGCTGAAGTGGTTGTTGAGCGGAACGTCTGTGAGGATGAAGTTGTAGATGCCGATGTGTCGATCAACGTCTGGGTCTTCCGCTGAGATGTTGCGAATCGGATCATCGTTGCAAGGTAGGCATTCCTTGAGTGAATTGGGGCAAGCGATTATAGGCACTTTAACACACCATCCTTTCGAATGCGCCCTGCTCACGAGGCAGGGCGTAAATCAGCATGCCGCGTAACCGGCACCAGCCCTTGATTGTGATGCGGACTTGGAACTGATACCCGATATTTGTCGGACGCCCATTGCCAGTCTCGCATCGGACAGGTGGGCGTGGAAGATTCATGGTCGCTCGGAAGCTTTCGCAGTAAGGCTGAATCGGATACTCAGGACAAGTCACCGGCTCCATGTCTTCCCGGCAATCCTTGGCAGAGCATTCTTTCCACGCATGCCAGAATATCCAGCAAGGGTTTTGATCCACCCGGTAATCGACCACGAACTCAACGGTGCCCAGCATCTTATCAAACCATAGCTCAAGACCTTCAAGTTGCTTTAGGTCAAAGGCGTTGCCCCAGGTATAGGCCGGGCTTTCTATATACCAACTGACCCGGTTGCCGTTGTTGTTCACCTCCTGATCAAACCGGTCCTGAGTCGTTAGCTCCCATAGGTCAATGTTGCCAGTTAGTTTGCTGACCGTTGTGGCAAAGCCGCGTTGCAGTCCTCCGAAGTCTCCTTCGAACAGTTGCAGGACGTTCTGCACCTCGTACATTCCTTCCCAGGCTGGAGGATACTTTTCGTCGAGACTTGTGATTAAATCAAAATCCAGCGGCATGACGCCCTGATGGGCGACTCCGACCGGGGTCTGGTAGGGTAGGACGGTTTGGAGTAAGCGATTGTCAAACTCAATGCCGCTGGCGAAGCGTAACAACCCTCGGTCGTTGAAGCGTAAAACTCGGTTCTCATTGCGGCTGATGGGCGTGTTGCCCCATTGCTGGAAGTAGCGCGTAGCCAATGCCAGTGACCGCACACCGTCCATGGCTTGATAGAACAGATCACCGTTCACTCTCACCACGCTTCGGTCGTTGATGAACCCAAAGTTAATCTGCGCCACGGTTTGGAGCGGCTGGTTGCTATTGCCAGCCGCAATCCACTCCGTTCTCGTAACGGGCACATTAAGCCTGAAGATGTCGCGCCTCGTGCCGATATAGAGCCGACCCTGACCCAGAGCCGTATCCAACTCGGCTGTATGGCTTAACCCGCGAATGTTGCCAGATTGAGCCGGGACAATGAATCCGTCGCCCGCTAACGCTAAAGGGTTCTCCGTTACTTTAAGAACGCTGTCCCGGAAGTTGTAGGCAGCCGTGCCGCTGGCTTGATTTCGAACAATGTCTCCAGCCGTATAGACGCGGCCGAACGCATACCAGAGGCGCCCCATGTAATAGTCCATTGGTCCAGCAGGTGGTATCTCGTTGATTCCTGGACCCGGAGCTACGCTGCCTGTGATGCCGTTGCTCCTGCGCAATGTAACCCCATCCCAGAACAGGGGAAGCGTCACCAAATCCCCGGCCTGTATAACGATAAACTCCTCCGCTTGGACCCAAAATGACTGCGGTTCGTTGGGAGGATTGGTCAGCCCGAACTCAGCCGACAGATCCCGCACCGAATTGTCTGTGTCCACCCGGATGATGTAGATGCGCCCACCGATGCTGACCATTAGGTAAGGGTTGGCGAATGGCGGCTCATACATGTAGCCACCTTGAAATATGCCCGGCCACGGATAATCCTGCACGAGTGGCTTCCAGCCGGTCCTTTGCAAAACGCCTCCTCCTCGGCAAGTTGCATTGGTGATCCAAGCCAGTTGATTGCGCTTTAAGCCTTCCGGGAAAGATTCACTGGCAATTGTAGGTACTTTGCCCGAGTCGATGCCTCCGGCAAACGACAGTTGTCCGTCCACTATACGAACGCCACCATTGCCGTTTGCCATGGATGCCAGAATCAAGTCCACTGCTCTGTATGGCAAGTCGCAAAGTAAACCTCCCAAGACAGGAATTGTTCAATACGACCTTCGAACCGCTCACACCCATGTTCTGGATTCACATCGCCTGCATCCAGGCTGGTGGCAAGTGGAAGAAGCCCAATGGTGAATACGCAGGCATGGGCAATTTCTATCACTACAAGGAGGCGCAAAAGATTCTCTGGCCAGAAAAGCAGTGGCATAAATGGAATGACCTGCTGCTAGAGAACTTCCTTAAGCATCGAATCATCGGTGTAATCGGACCGGCATCTAGTGGCAAGACCCGCGAATCCTCTGACTTTGCCCTTATCTCGTACTATGCCTTCAGCGATTGCATCACCATCTTGGTTTCAAGCACCGAACGAGAGATGCTTGAGATGCGCGTCTGGGGCGAGATGAAGAAAGCCCACAAGCTAGCCGTTCAGCGCATGGACGGATTGCCGGGCAATCTGGTTGAGAGCCGCCTTCGCCTTGTCACCGATGACCGGTTCGAAAACAGCGAAGGCAGAGACTTCCGCAACGGCGTCACCGGTATTCCCTGTAAGAAAGGTGGCCAGTTTGTCGGCATGGGATGCTTCCCGGCTGGACAGTTGGTTGATACGCCATTTGGGAGGGTTCCCATTGAAGATATTCGGGGTGGAGATAAAGTCTCAAACGCTAACAATTATGGGCTTGTTATGGCTGTCACTGTTCGAGAGGCACCACTACTGGTAAGGGTGCATCGCTCGGATGGCACTTCATTTGACTGCACACCGGAGCACAGGATTTTCACAGAACACGGATGGCTTAAGGCAATTGACATACCTTCCCAAACAATTCTATTATCCGCCGATGAATCAATGTCTTTGCTGCGGTGGGACTATGGTAATGACAAGGGTAGGGAGGAAGTTTTGCTCGAAAAGATGCAAGTGGAGGGGGGCATCACCAAAGCGGCAGTGCCCAAGCTGTGGAAAGACGATCCCGAAATCAAACCATCGGAATCAGGTATACTGCAATCCGGCATGCATTCGGGCCTCGTGGAGCAGGAAATGCAAATGGTGCGGGATATATTTTCGACCACCGGAACGAAGAGGGGTTTTCTGCGGGAGATCCTGCGCAGCGAGCTGGAAAAATGCCCAACCATCCATTATGGCGAAAATGGTGGGCAACAAGGATTGGTCAGAGATTGCTCGGAAAGTAAGCGAATCAATCATGTCCAACCCATCGGAGAGGCGGCGAAGGGCAAAGATGGCGTCCAAGATGCGGCAATCAACGAGGGAAGAAACGGTAATCCACAAATTATTCCCGGAATCCCAAAGGCAATTGGTAGTGGCCCACGTCCAGCCGGATCTTTGTTGGCCGGAATTGAAGCTTGCAGTGGAGATAGACGGCCAGCATCACAGATACGGAAGGCATCCGAACTGGGACAAGCTCAAGGAGTCCATTCTGGGGTTCTTAGGGTGGAAGCTATTGAGGTTCTCGAACGAGCAAGTGATGAACGATGTGGATACGGTTCGAGAGATTATATCGTCTACAATCTCGAAGTTGAAGGGCACCCGTCGTATTCGGTAAATGGCACGCTGGTTCACAACTCCTACGTAGGTATCAAGAACAAGTACGTCATGCTCATTGCCGATGAAGGCGCCTTCATGCCGCGCGCCTATGTAGATGCCATATCCAATCTGAACAAGAACAAGGAATTCAAGTGTATCGTCATGGGCAACCCAAAGGAAACCACCGATGCTCTTGGAGTGGTCTGTGAGCCATCGGCTGAATTGGGAGGTTGGGATGGTGGAATTGATCAATCGCCAAAGACCAAGGTGTGGCAGACGCGCTTTAATGAGGGGGTTTGCGTTCAGTTGGTGGGCTCAGACTGCCCCAACATGGATGTGCCACCTGACCAAGAGCCGCCCTACCCATTCCTTATCACCCGCAAAGCCATTGAGGCTGATGTCGCCTTCTACGGGATGGATTCCATCCAGTATTCCATGATGAACGAGGGCCGGATGCCTCGTGGCCAGGGCCTGCGGCGCGTCATCACCCGGGCCATGTGCTTAAAGTTTGGAGCGATGGAACCCCCGATATGGAAAAATGACGAACGCACGCGCATAGGTTTTCTGGATGCAGCCTATGGGAGCGTAGGCGGCGACCGATGCGTTTTCGGCGAACTTCAATTTGGTCGCGACCCAAATGATCGCGAAATCATCGCTCTGATTGATACCCTTCTTGTCCCGGTGACAACGACCAGCCCCGAACTTCCAGAGGATCAGATTGCCCTCTTCGTAAAAACTCAATGCGAGGCCCGCCATATTAAGCCGGAGGATATGTTCTTCGATTCAACTGGGCGCGGCACCCTCGTTGGAGCCTTCGCTCGGCTTTGGAGCAATGCGGTTGGTTTGGTCGAGTTCGGCGGCAAGCCCAGCGAACGCTACGTGTCCGACAACATCCGGGTTCTGTGCAAGGATTACTACAGCAAGTTCGTCACTGAACTGTGGTACTCGGTTTCACTGGCCATCCAGAGCGGACAGTTCCGTGGCATGACCGAGGACGTTCTGATGGAAGGCTCCATGCGCGAGTGGGGTTTTGTCGGGGCCAACAAGATCGAGGTTGAGCCCAAGGACAAGATGAAGCTCAAGAGCGGCAGGAGCCCTGACCTGTTTGACGCCCTGGCAGCCGGGATGGAAGGGGCCCGGCGCCGAGGGTTCCATATCGCTAAACTATCCAATGTGGGCGGCACATCGCCCGATGGATGGCGACTGGATTTGGCCAAGCGCATGGAACGCTTGGCTAAGCGCCATGCGCTTAACTATTCCGCTTAGGCCGGGATAGGCTCGTCGGCGCCTTCGGTGAAGTTCTGGAATTCAGTGGCATCTGGGCTAGCCACCTCATAGGAGATGTCCAGCGTAATGGAGACATCTCCCTCACCGACATGGCCATCAACGGTGATGCGGCCCTTTTTCTTGCCCAGAGACCCGTCGCCATAGATCCAGCCCGTCAACAGTTTGTCGGTGGATTCAGGCAGCACGACCGGAGCAGTAGAATCGCCATCAAGGGTTTCGCTCTTGGCGTATCTCCCATCGGCCTGTTTGTCGATGGCTTCGTCGGTGGATACGGTGAATGCTCGGCGGAAACCGGGCTTGATTGGTTTACTTAGTGTGACTTCCATATCTGGTGGTTCTTTCGGTATCCGTTCGTCATGCCCGGTTGCGAACACGAACAATCGGATTGGTTTCTTTTTCTTCTCTTTCATCGGGCTATCCCGTTGAAAATGTTAATGACAGTTTGCTTCACAAGATTCCAGAACACGACCTTAAAGGCCCCGAACTGGAGTTGAAAGCATAAACGGCATCTAGTTTTACTGCTTATCCACAACGCCCTGTTTGATTTCGTGATCCTTAAGGTAGTTCTCTGCCAGTTGTGCTGCTTTTAGGTCCTCGGGGTCTTTGGTCAGGGCATATATGCGCCAAGCTAACACCACGTTGACTTTTAACTGCACACCCATGTTGCTGTTGACCAGTGTATGAATCTGCTTGTTGGTTGAGACCACCCCGTCCAGCTTCTGCGAGTTGGAAAGTGTGTTTATCGCCAAATCGGTTCGCACAGCCTCCACCTTGCGCCCGGACATGAATTGCAGGACTAGAGACGTCACCTGCGTCATTCCTAGGAACACCGCCCCGATAATCATTACCCAGCCGCCTGCCTCTATTGCGGCCATAAAATTTGTGCACATACTTCATTACTTCGATTCCTATTCGTTTGGTTGATAACTTAAAACTGTCTCACTTTGTTGTATTATATTATTCGTTTGGTTGTTAAAGTTCACTCATTCGGAATGAAGCTCATCAGTTGATTTCCTAAGGGTTTGGCCAGAGTACCACCGAATGCTGGCATGTTGTTAAGATTATAGGGTGCATAGGTTACCCTGGATGGGTTTTGGCCTCCACTGGTAGCATTCTGACCAAACCCATACCTCATAGTATCCCAAGTCATGTTAAAGACACATAATTGCGGCTGAATAATGTAAGCAAGTCCATGCACCCGTGTAGTATATAGCCTCTGAATCTCCGCATACGTCAGGTTTGTTATCCAGGCCATTACCGGACCCTGCTCTCCCATCAATATGCCACCACCCGTAAGCTGTGCGCTTGGACCGGAAATAGAAAATTCCTGATTGCTAGATAAGTTATTGCTCTTTCCGTTTCCAGATGTCCAGGAACCGGATATGGGTTGGCCATCCATATACATCTGCATTGATGTGTCATTAGTAAATGTGTAGGTAATCGCAACAAATCTCAGCCTGTTGGTCCAAATGAACGTGCTTGAGCTGTCGTATGTATGAAGACCGCCAACCTGATCTCTGTAGTTAAATTGAAGCTTTGATCCAAAAATGCGCAGCATGTATTGGCAATTCGCACCGAAATCCAGTGCGCCTTTTACAAAGAACACATTCTTCTGTTCAAGCCCTGTTCCGGTGTCTCGTATCCTTAGCCAGCAAGCAATAGTGATGTTGTTGCTCAAGATGTTCATCTTGTTTGTCATCATCGCGCCACCTGCGAATACATTGAAATTACCGTCTCCAAACCAATCGGCCTTGGCCGTGAACATGCTTGATGCCAACAGAATGATAGCCAGTAATATTTTCATGGTCGTGTGTACTCTAGCTGAAGGCCATGCACCGCAACAGCCCCACCATAGGTATCCTCTGTCGGGAATCGCTCCAGTTTGATGACGCTAAGATCTCGCGCTTGCAGCAGAGAATTCACTCCCAAATCTATTACCAGATTGGTCACGATGTTTGTGCCGTCATATTTGGCAATCCAATCATTGCTTCCCTTAACCACTGACCCAAACAGATTGGTGTGGACGTTATTGGTTGTGCCACTTCTGATGGCCAGAATCGATGCACCCCAGACGACATTGCTTGCATTGGGACCATTGGTGTTTAACAGCGAATAGTTGATCAGAAGCTTCAGGCTATTGGTGGCATAATCGGTAGGCACCATAAACTGCCATGCCGCACTCAGGTTAACCCTGGACCCCTCGGCGTTTGTTTCGCAAAACACCGTTTCCCATCCCGGCCATCCACCATCAATAGCCGGATAGTTTGTAGCTGGCAGCTTGGCCGCCTGCACCGACAGATTGAAGAAGTTGGTTGTGCCGCTAAGAACCGAAGCTCCGCTAGGGCCCGTTCCCCACCCCAGCACACCAGACCCGTTGTTGGTGAGCACGGTGCCGACAGATCCTTGGGCGGATGGTGGCCTGTAGGTTACGCCGACTAGAGTCAAATCCCCATTGGTTTGAACAATGAAACGGTCAAATCCCGACCACTTCAATCGCATCATGTTCGAATCGCCTATAATTGAGTTCTGAACACCAGAGACATTTTGAAATCCAATCAGATTTTCATTCGCTTGATCTCGAAACACCGCACCCGCTCCTGCTGGGAATGAATACAAACCAATTTTAGAAGCCAAATCAGCCGCATTTGTCTCACAAAACATCTCCAATTGGACATAAGGAAAGTTGCCTGACTCGATGTCGAAAATGCCCTTCCCAACTGTGGATATATTCCCGTGGATAAATTCATTTTCACCGTGGCCGGAGACATCTCCGTCAAGGATTGACATATAAGTCAACCCATCGAAAGGCCAACCAAGTCCAGCAGATGCCACATTGGTATCCCCAATGAAAATTCCCTGAAGTCCATTGGTCATTACCTTAAGAGAGTTCGTAGAACCTGCTATTAGCCGAGCGTAAAAGGCTTCATTGGTCCAAATTGATTCTCCACCTCCGCTACCACCGGATGCCATGGTTACTGTCCCAGCCGGGAAGTTAGTTGTGAACGTGATATTTGCACCAGCGACCGTCTCTAGGTCGCGAGTCCAAACCGTCACGTTAGTTGCTGGAACCAGTGGGTCTCGACTGACGTAAACGACTGATGGCGTGTTGCTGTTGATATTGGCCGCGGTTCCATTGTTGCCGACATACCATGCCGCTGGAATCTCAGTTGTGTTTGCCCACAGCCTTACTGTGGTGCCGTTGGTGACGTATGTTTTGACAAGAATCGTCTGGCCAGCCTGAATGTTGGTGAAGACGTAATTGGTCTCCGGTCCCGTGCGTGGATTGAATTGGAACCAAGAAGATATCGACCCATCGAACACAACATTGGTTCCAAGGAACTGCGGTGCCGTCAGGATGTTTGTCACCGACCCAAGGAATCCGGCGCCGAAGTTCACCGTATTGGTGAACAGTGCGGAATCCTTGATGGATAGTGGAACACCCAGGAATTGGTTTGCGTTGGTGGTTAGGCTTCCGCTGCCAGGGGTTACGGCAGCGACGTAATTGGATAGTTCCAGAAATCGTACGATGTGCGTCCTTGGGTCGGCCGTCACCATATCCCCAATGAATGTGTAATTGCTCCCGCCAGTGGTCCTGATTTGAGCATTGGTTCCTATAAAGATAATAGTTGGGGCGGTTTGCATGGACCCTCCAACGGCCATGACTGCTCCATGTTGCAGTAAGATTGATGTATTGCTCTGAACAGCCAGCACCTTCCCGGCGTCGCTCATCAGCCAGTTGTTGCGTTGAAACTGGGTTAGGTTGTTGGTAAAAACTCCACCCTCTCCAGGTGTCCCAAACATAACGGCGGCGTTGTTCGTCACCCACAACGTTCCGATATCAACGATGTTAGTGAAAAGGGCTCCGTTCTTAATCGACAGCGGCACCCCAAGGAACTGGTTGGCATTGGTCGTCAGCCCAACAACTCCATTGGTGAGGGCTCGACCATCCACGATGATCTTACCAGATGGCGGGTTGGACGTGATGATGATGCCGTTTGTGCCAAGGAACGCCTCGTAAGCCGGGTTGGCTCCGAATAGGCCGGTAACAAACAGCAGCACAGACAGAGTTGTGAGTAATCTTTTCATCTTCGTAGGGGTATTCTTAACGCTCTTAACTTTTGCACTCGAACAACTGCATCACCGGGCGGCTCTGGGGCTGCGCCACGCAGATTATGGGGATAAACGTATGGCGCCCAGCCGGTCTTGACAGCGTTGGTGAAGTCGCGGCCTTCGATGCAATACACACTCATCGCTGGTCCACCACCGCAACCGTCTGGAGCGTAATCGACATTGGCAATGGCCATGGCGGCGCTGTTTTGCCAGTAGTAGAGCGGGTCGTTGAACGTGGATGAGCCGTTATGGCTTTGACCAATCTGGCGCGGTTGTGGCCATCCAGCATTCCAGCAGCAATCGTTACCGCAGGCACGGCGCAACGCTTGGATCTGCTGCTTCATCTCCGTCTTGTTACCCCACTGGCCAGAGGTAATGTCCTCAATGGAGTTGCTACAGACGATGCCGGTGCCGCCTCGGATAAAGAACTGATAGTCCAGCGGGTAACTGTCCACGCCCAGATTGTCGAACAGCGTCGTGTTCTTATAGAACTGGAAGTGGCGCAGGCCAGTGCCCGTGTCCCGGCCATGACTGGTCCCGCCGCTATTATCCATCAGAGAATGGCGGATCACCGTGCGAGCCATCTCATCGACATCAAAGCTTTGCAGCGACGTCCCGACCCACACACTGTCTTCGATGTAGAGATTGCCAGTGCCATCGGTATCGTTTTGGCCAAGAGTGTCTGCCGTGGTCCAGGAAGTTGTGAGAGCGGCCGGCTTATGCTGCATCATCGAGCAGTCTGGCGCGGCATTATTGTCCCCTTCTCCACCGTAAAATGTGCTGTCCCAGTAATTGCTCCAGATGACCCCACGGTTGGTTTCCACCCGCAACGCTATGTCGTTCTCGGTGCCGGTGATGCGGTTGTCATGCCACAGGATTGGTTTGCCACCCGACGTATTGTTCCACTTAATCATCGCACCGGTGGTCTGAAACACTCCTCCTATGAAATGGATCTGGCTTACCTCAACGCTGTGGCTGTCGTCCTCGGTGATGTTTAAGCCGGTTGAAGCCCCGACGTTAAATGTTACTGAGCTAGTGCCAGCATGGACAAAGACCCAGGCGGCTTTCGAAACGATGCCGTTGGCGATTGTGACATTGATTACCAGTGTGGAGCCAGAGTAACTATCCACTGTGCCAAACATGCTGAGTGCTGCGCCATTGGCCACGTAATAGGCGCCGATTTGATCTCCAGCGGTCCACTTTAGCCCAGTCTGGGTGGTGAATGTTTTTAGTCCTACGTCGATGAGGACGCTGGACCGGCTCCAGCCGGATATCCACCCGCCATCGACCCCTTTCAAATGGATGCCTTTGCCAGAAATGGTGACGGGCGTCGTCCAGTCAAAGTTTCCGACCGGAATGGTGACAATATCCCCATCGGAGGCAGCATTGATCTTGGCCTGGACATCGGTGTCAGAGCCGTCCGACGCGAACGTGGCCGCATCCCCAGTTATGGCGATTAACGACAATATAATGATTAGCAGTATTCTCATGGAACACTTCCTTTCGGGCCCGAGTTCCACTTGATTCGCCTGTAATCGTTGGTGATTGCAGCGACAACCCGAGATGTCCCTTGGAAAGCAAAAATGTTAGTCACCCCATTCACCTGAGCCAATGGCATGTTCGTCCTGTAAGCTGTGAGCGTGCCATTTCCAAATGATCCGGCAGCGGGAGACTGGGCTATAACCTCGGCCTCAACTCGCTCAGTGGAATTGCCTGTCCTTGTAATGGTGATTTTAGCCCTCCATGGACAATTGCTGATGGTTAGAAATCCTGTATCGAACAACGTGGAGGTGCCGTAGATGCATTTGAATCCATTGGTATTGGCTGTGGCGTACTTGAAATGACCAGAGAGGTAAAATTCAAGCTCGTCTCCCAGGTTGGTTAACGTGTTTGCCGGAACCGTGAACGTGAAGAGATTGGTGTAAACAGCCGTGGCTTGAAGATTCGTCGTTGCTGTGGTGGCATCAAGAAAAACTACCCCACCAACCCATGCATTGCTTGTTCCGGCTCCTGCCGATATCGGAATTGGATCGTTAAGTATCGGTCGAGGTGAATCTGTAGCCCACTGGGCAATAATGTTGGTCGCCGGGCCAGTGGCATTTGTCACCACATCAAACCTGAACGTGTAGACCTGATTGGAATGGATCAGAACGTCGATGCCGTTAGAGTTTGTCGTGGCATTCATCCAGCGGATATTGGCACTGGCCGCCGTGAACGTGTAATTAAAGTCTGTAGCTGTGGCTGTGTCCCCTACGACATACACGATCATGGAGGCTCCACTGATCGCGTTGGTCAGGTTGTTGGTGCGGCTGCCAGTGATGGCATTGGTCATTACCTTAATGATACTGCCAGTGAAATCGAGATTGGTGAAAACGGTCTTGCCATTAAACTCCTCAATCGTTCTCAGCACTTGCCCCGCGACAGTTCCCCAGCCCAAATTGCCAGAACCGTCATTGGTCAGCACGGTTCGAGAGGCGCCCTGAGCATTAGGCCAGGAATAGGAAATGCGCTTTAATAGTTTCAGATCCCCAATTCCATCGACTTCGAACATCGGGGTGTTGCTGTTCTGCAAACTCATCAGCGTATGGATATTGGTGATCCGCATCGTGCTACCGAAGATATAACTCGTCGGGCTCATGCTGAAGTCAGGGTCAAACTGGAGAGGCGTTATAACGGTTGCCCCTTCATCCTGAATCAGAACATACGAATCAAAATTGAGATAATTTACTCCAGTTCCCACGCCGCCCGCTCTTGCGAAATACTGCACGAATCCATTGCCTTCCTTATTGGCTGTCACATTGAAATCACCATAGTTTGTGCTGACATGCATCTCGGCATTTCCGCTATATCCAACAGTGCTGTGATAGGTTGTCAGCAGGATTGACTTCTCGGGAGTATCCACCCCAAAAGCCATGTCGTATGCGATGTCAATTGCCGCCTGTGGGACTGGTATATAGTTGGTTGAGCCAATCATTATTCCTTGATCTCCAACGACTAGTGCGCTGGCTCCTCCGTTAAAGACCGCAAATAGCACATTGGTTCCTCCGATCCTTCGAGTGCTGGTCTGTAATAGGAAATTGGTTGTGGTAGATTGGCCGCCTGGACCTGTATTTGTCGGAGCAAAAATGATATTGGTTGGGTAAACATTCGGATGGAGCCTGCCCAAATTATTGGTCCAGACCAAATCAGCAAATGTCACCGTTCCTCCGCCAACCGCTATCGGCCACCAGCCCAAGTTTCCAGATCCATCGTTAGTCAGTGCGGTGCTGGACGACCCCTGGGCACTTGGCCACGAGTAAGCAACACGCTTCAACAGTTTAAGGTCACCGATGCCATTAACCTCAAACATGGGCGTGTTGCTGTTCTGGAGAGACATCAAGGTCTGGATATTGGTAATACGCATCGTGCTATTAAAGATGTAACTGGTCGGACTCAGACTGAAGTCTGGGTCGAACTGCATCGGTCTAATGATGGTTCCTCCAGCATCTTGAGCTAACACATACATATCAAAATTTAGCCATGTGGCATCACCTCCAATGAGTTGAGTTAGATTTATAAATCCAGTGCCATCCCTATCAGCAGTCAATACGGTGTTAGCAAAATTAGTGCTAACGCTGGTGACGGCTGATGAATTAAACCCAACTGCACTATTTTGAGCCGTTAAGCTTATTGCCTTGGCTGGAGCGTCCCCAAGAGTGGTGTCATAGATGGCATTGACCGCTTGCCCATTGATCGGAGTGCCGTTAGCTGACCCGATGAAAATTCCAGAATCACTCACGGTCAGTGCGTTGTTAGTACCGTTGTATACCCTAAAGACTTTGTTGGTTCCTCCCGATCTGGTTTCTGTGCTGCCAAAATAGAAATTAGTCCTAAATCCAGCATTGGTTGGGCTTAGGATAGTGTTGGTTGGATAAGCGTTTGGAAGCAACTCTCCCACACGATTGGTCCATACCAAATCCGCAAATGTCACTGACCCACCAGACAGACTGGCGGCAATCACGTAATTACTTCCGTTAGGCGTAAGGGTGATATTGGCCCCGGCTTCCAGCCCTCGAAGCGCGCCAGTCGTGTTGGTTGCCCCAGCCGCATCTCCAATCCCGACCACCAATGGTTTAATGCTGGCGTTGGACAGGGACGGCGTGAAGAGATTGGTGATAGCACCGGTGCCCGCGAGGTTTGTCAGCGTCGCACTCCCGCCCTGGCGACTATTCCAGACATTAGTCGAGTAAAGACTCCAGTTGTTAAGAAACCCAGTTGTATCAATGAAGTTTGTCCCTCCAGCGGTTCGGACCGAGATGTTTGTTCCACCGGAAACTTCGTTCGTATAGCCGGTATAAGGGTTGGCAGCCAGATTGGATAGGACCGAGCTTCCACCCTGTCGGCTATTCCATACGTTAGTGGAATAAAGGCTCCAGTTGTTTAGGAAACCGGTCGTGTCGATGAAGTTGGTGCCACCAGCAGTCCTCACCGATGTGTTGGTTCCTCCGAACACTTGATTGGTGTATCCCGTGTACGGATTAGCGACCAAGTTGGACAGCAACACACTTCCTCCCTGACGATTATTCCACACGTTAGTTGGATAGAGGCTCCAATTGGAGTCGGCAGCAGAATTGGTCAGGTCACCCTGGGCATTGATGATGGCACTGCGGCTGACCGTGAGATGGGGAAGGTTAAGTTGGATCAGGTTGGTGACAGGACCGGCCAAGTATGTGTGGCCGTTAGAGACCTGGAGAGAGCTTTCGATATTGACGTTGGTCAGGAATGCCCCGTCTTTGATTGCGAGAGGAACACCCAGGAACTGATTAGCGTTAGTCGTTAAAGTGCCTCCAGAAGAAACCGTGATTGGCCACCACCCTAACGCTCCTGTCCCGTCATTGGTCAGGGCCGTTCCAGCGGCGCCTTGTGAGCTTGGCCACAGATACGGGACCTTCTTGATTAGCCTCAAGTCTCCAACGCCGTCCACTTCAAGCACCGGGAAATTGCTGTTTTGAAGCGAGAGCAAGGTGTGAGTGTTGGTGATGCGAACGCTGCTGCTAAACAGGTAATTGGTCGGTTGAAGCAGGGTGAAGTTGGGGTCCATGTGCATGTAGTCGGCCCCGTCAACTAATGCCTGCATCGAGAACGTATTAAAGTTCTCAGGGTCCAGCCCTGCCCCGGCCTGGACGGCAAACCTGCTAAACTTGGTTCCACCCTCCTTATTGGCCACTAGAATCAAGGCGCCATAATTGGTGTCCACGATCATGTCAGCCCCTCCGCTATAGCCAACGGCGCTGTTTCGGCTGAAGATGAACACCTCCTGTTGGTTGGTTTCTCCAAGGGCCGTATCGAATATCCCATAAAGCACCGCACCAGGGAATGGGGTTGCATTCCCTCTCCCAGCGAACAACCCTCCATTTGGGCCGATGGTCAGGGCGTTACTTCCACCATTGTAAATCTGGAACAACTTGCTGGTTGCATTGGTCCTAAACACCCTGGAATCGAAATAGAAATTGGTCGCCACACCGTTATCTGGCGCATTGACTCGCAGCAGGATGTTGGTTGGAAAGGCAATCGGTTTGAGCACACCATTGTCATTGGTCCACACCAAATCGCCGAACACGACAGATCCGCCGCTTGGAATGTTATTGGACCACTTCTTGGCTACGGCGTTCCAGATTGGCACTTGGCCTTCGGTCGGTGTCGGTCCGAAGTGTGAATTGGTCGTAAGTGGCGAGCGCACGATTGGAGGAGCCGGCTGAGCCCACAACGATTGGGTAATCAACAGGAATAGCAGCGGGATGATTCGCTTGCCTTGCTGGATCAGCGCCCGGATGCCTTCGGCCGGAGAATTGAGCCGATGGGTGATCTTCACCCATTCCAACAGTTTGGATTGCCCGACCAGCACCCTCTCATGCTCTGTCTTGAGTTCCTCCAACTGCTTGGACAATTGCCGAATCCTGGCTGGCCATCGCCAGAAGGCGTATTTATCGGGAATGGTCATATTCCTCCGATCAGCATCGCCCAGGTGGCTAGGTTGGAATCCCAATACCAGAAACTGCTGGTTAACATGTTGTAATACAAAGCGCACGCGCAGTTGGGAGCATCCACGGGGTCCGCATTGCCGCACAGAAGACAACTCGCACCGCCACCCCCGCCTGCGGTAAGGATCTCGCAGAGCAACTGGGTCTGAATAACGGACAACTGAAATGGAAACAGGCACGCAAAGCAGTTGGCGTCATTCAGCAAATCCTGGACATCGCAACTAGCCATCGGATTGTTTAAGTGCAGGATTCGACACAAGAGCACCGTCTTGACCAATTCCAACTGGCCAGGACTCAAGCCGCTTAGTTCTGCCGCTTGCTGCATTAGCTCGCTGGTTGTGCATGTGGCCATGATTCATCAGACCCACGCCGCTGTCCCTATGTTCCACTGCTGAAGTGAGCCCCCACCAACAGGGTAATCCAAAGCGGGCTTAGTCGGATCATCGGGCGCAGCCGGCGCGCGGCCCTGATAAACCTGGATGGTGGTGGTGCCGATGTAAGCAGCCAGTTGTGCCGCGGTGGCCTTTTGTGTCACTGGCGCACCACCCGGGTCATCGACGATGGCGAAAAGGTCATCGGCGGTAACTCCAGCAGCGGCGGGAAGCTGGGTTATTTTTTTGTCTGCCATCGCTTATTCCTTTCACTCTTGGCGTAATTTATCAGCATTCTCCGCATCTATGATCTCTCCCAGTTCGGTCAGGATGTAGAAGGTTGTCCCAGGCGGAAAACCATTATCCAAAATCTGGCACCATAACGAGACTATGATGGCCCCATTGGCTCCCCTTGGTACGCACCACATGATGCACTTGGCGTCCTCCAGTAACTGGCTTGGTTCACATGCCATACTAGAGGGTCATGCCCACGATATCGCATAAAATGCGAATCTTAACGGCCTGCATAGCTCCCGGGGGAATGCAGCTTAGGATACACCTGGCTTCATTAGCTAAGAAATCGGGGTCACAGGGGATGTTGTCGCCATCTCGAATGCCACACAGAAGGATAATCTCTACAGCATCGTAGAGCGGTCCAAGTGAGGAATACTTGCACTGAAAGCACTTGGCGTCTTCCAGGAGTTGATTAGGGTCGCAGGCCATAGCCTTACCCCATTAGCTCATCGGCCTCTGCCTCGGAAGGCTCAGCCATGTCATCGCCCTCGTCCTCGGATGACTCTTCCTTGTCCTTGCTGTAGATGCATCGAATAGCCACTTCATCGTCGTAAACCTTGACCACCTCGATCTTCTCTTTGTCTCCGGGAGAGACCTTGTTCTTAAAGAAGCTCATCGGCACAAGGCCAAGCTTCTCTTCGGGAACATCCACTTGGTCATCGACACGAGGCTCATCGGAGCCCTCGTCGTAGTAATCATCTGGCATAGATTTGATTGGTTAGGTGGTTGCCGATTTGCCCAAAAACCGACAACCACCATTGCACGGATGCACCAACATCTTGCCTTAGCTCGGACAAGGATCGTTGCAGCTATCGTAATCCTGAGTTGGGTATCCAGGATCAGGGCTGCAATTACTGATCTCAGGCACGCAGAAGGGTTCGCGCCGATGGAAGAACACGTTGATGAACTCCGTGTAGAGTGGCCGGATGGCCAGTTCGAAGTCGGCGATGAACATGCCCTTGTTGCGGCGCTTGTTCTCGATGACGCAGCCGTTCACGTCTTCGCCAAGGTTATCCATCACAAACTGCCATTTCCCGCCGAAGTTACGGGACGAGAATGGCATCTCGGGATTAACCGGTGTGGCGTCCATCACAAGGGCTTCCAGGCCCATCTTGTGCCAGATGTAGGTGATGGCGAACTGTGCGCGGTCGAAGTCGGGATTCTCAACCGAACCCAGGCCCGGGTCGCCACCGGCGCCGCTGGTCGTCTGGTTGACGTATGGAAGAACGACTTGGTAGCGGTAACGGTTGGGCGCCGCTCCGGCTCCGCGGTCGGATACGAAGTTGAACCGCAACCCCATCGGGTCGGTTCGAACGAGGAAGTTACCAATCTGGCCGCTGAACCCGTAACGCCAGAAGGCGTTGGCGCTGCTCCATTCAGTAAAGCGCCAGTTGCCGGCGATGGTCGGACAGGACCCTCCACCCCCACCGCATTGGCCACCGAGCTTGTCCAACTCCCAGGCGGTAGCGATGTCGGTCACTAGCTCAATGAACGGGGCGGTCTCTTTGAACGGATTCTTACCGCCATAACCACGGCGCATAAGGGGTTCGAACCGCACCTGAAGCATCTGCGGCACAAGCTTAAACACCGTCGCAGGGTTGGCTGAGGTGTCGAAGAAGATTTCTTCGTCGCCCACCACCGTCCAGGCGAAGGTGAACTGGGTCATCGCAGCATTGGCGATGAACTTCTTATCGGCATGGTCCAGCGCGCGCTTGCGCAGGAAATTGGACATGATGGCGGTAGTCGCCGGCCGAAGGATGTCGGTGATGATCTGGCGGAAATGTTCCTGCGCCTTGGTGACGTGCATCATCTGGTCAAAGCACAGAAGCGGAGTGGCCCAGCTTTGTTCCTCCAGGAAATAGGTGATGCGCGTTGCGCCCCAGCCGATGCAGTGCTCGGTCTTATCGCAGGGCGTGCCAATGCAGGATTGGTATTCGGTGCGATTCCACACCTTGGTGGTGTTGGGAAAGACGTGCCGGAACCGATCCAGCGTATGCTCTACACCGGAAAAGGATGGGAAAGTGCCAGTTTTGACATTGAGCACCCAGGAGTCGGTGGGTCGAATGTCGGCCAGAATCAGTTTGTCGTAGACGGGCTGCTGGTCTACGAGGAGTTGCGTGAATTTGTCGCAAGACAAGATGGACATAGCTTCAAAGTGTATAAGCGCATAGGCGCTAGGTTAACCGCGTGTGAATTTTGAAGCCGACTGGCTTGCGAGCTATTTTTGTGGCGGTAGCTAACCGCTGGTTCGGGGTTCTCGCCCGATTCCTGCAACGAACAAACGAACAGGTTGAGTCTCCTTTAAGACCTAACGCTAAGGACTGTCAACCAGTAAAATTACTAGCGCCCCAACTTTCCGATCATTTCCTCGATGCTATCAATCGTCACGTCACCGGTGTTACCAGGCTGCTTGCCCTTCCCGTTGCCATCGGTTGGACCGGAATCTTCGAACGCCTTCAAGGCAGCCTCGCGCTCGGCTAATTGCGCTTTAAGCGCCTTGTTCTCATGCATGAGCACAGAGTAAGCGATGGCCCGGTTGCGCACGGCTACATGCTCCTTGATGACCTGCGCGCGCTGTTCCTCGGTGAGCTTTGGATCATTGGCATTACTGGAGAGCGCCCGCTGCACAAACGCCGTGGCTTTATCGAGTTTGGTGTTGCGCTCATCGTCGCCTTCCACCGGACGCAGGAACTCGTGCTTCTCGGCTGCTTCCTTGTTGAACTGCATCCAAAGTTTCCCATTGGCCTCATGGACAGCCTTCATCTGCTCAGCCTGTTGCTTTTGCCATTCGCCACCCTTGGTCTTTTCTGTCTCCAGGGCACGGCTTTGGGCTTCCGACAAATCCCGGATACGATCCACATAGCCGCGCACCTCAGCGGCATCTTCGGGAAACCGGTTCTTGATCTCCATGCGAGCAGCGGCCGGCTCCATGGCGGCTAGAGCGGCGATATCCTGCGGGGTCATGTCCCGGGCCACCACTTCGGAGGTGGCTGGATCGGTGAACTGCACCTTGAGACCCTTGAGTCCGGTGACAGCGCGGGTCCAGGCTTCTTCGTAGGGCTTCTGGTATTTATCGACGAACTCCTGGCTCTTGGAATAATCTACAAACCGGATGTGCTGCTCCAACTCTTCGTTGCGCTTCTGGATGGCCGACAGGCGGTCGGACAATTCCTTGGGCGGTTCAGGCGTCTTGTTTCGAAGCTCGGCTATCTCATGCTGCGCCGCCTGATATTTGGATTTGTAGCTCTCAACCAATTTCCATGGCGATGGGCGTTTACCAGTAGGAGTGGGAGGCGCCTCTTCCTCATCATCTATCTCATCCTGCTTATCGTCGGGCTCCTTTGGTGGCTCCTTGTCTGGGGCTGGCTGTTCCTCTTTGTTCTCAACTGAAGGGGTCTCCTCGTCCATCGGGTCGGCCACCTCTTTGCCGGCCAACTTATCAATGTCGGCGAAAGCATCCTTAAACGGGTCCTCGTCCTGTTTGGGCTGTTCTGGCTTGGCTTCGAACAACTCCTTGGCTTGAGATGGTGGCGGAACAGCCTTGATTGACTTCGCTGGGCTGGCTGGTTTTGTAGGAGCGGCCGGCTTTGAAGCGGGCGCAGGGGGCGGTGCAGACGGGGCAGGCTGGGCAGGAGCAGTGGGCGGTGGGGCGGATGGTGCGGCTGGCATAAGACTTCAAGCGCGATAGTTAAGGTTTTGGGCTGGTTTCTCTTTAGGCTGTTCGGTGACTTCGGCAATGGAAAGAAGGCGACGCAGAAACTCGGTGGCACCAGTGATACGCTGATAACTGGCAGCAGCCTCTACTTGGTCAGCGACATTGGGCATAGCCAAGATTTGCTCAAGGAGCGCAGCCTCGCAAGCGTTGCGGAACCCGTCATTAACCACTAGATCCTGATGGGCGCGCGCCTGATCGACCTTGGCCTGAAACTTGGCTCGTGGCGTCAGATTCATTCTGACGTTTCTTTCGGTTCATTGGCTGCCCGAGCGTTCTCGCGGCGAATGTCAGCGGCTGTCTCCAGGTCAGTAGCCGTGACATCGGTCTGTAACTCAACCGCCTGCCGGCGCATATCCATGTTGTGCTCATCTTGCTTCCGACGCTGTTCGGCCTCCCATTGCACTTGCCTCTGCGCGGTGCGTTGGGCATGACTTTCGCGAGTATTGGCAGCCTTAGCCTCTGCCTGCAATTGCATCCCTTGGATCTTGGCCAAGTCTTTGGGATCAATCTGCTGCTGACCGTTCTGCTGGGCAGCCTGCTCCATGGCCTGCTGGAGGTGTTGGCCGTAAGCCTTGACCATATTCATCATCTGGCCTAGCGCGTCACTATACTGACGCACCCTTTCCTTCTGAGTCTTGTCCTGGGCGATGATTTGGAGCTGTTCGCCGATGGTTTGACCAACCATTTGCAGGCCCTGTAATTGTTCGGGCTTGGCCATGGAACCTTGTTGCTGTTCGATACGCTGAACGATCAGGGCCATTTCAGCCAACAGCACCTCAGTCACCTCGATCCGGTTGACCCTGGGGCCAAACTGGACTGGTAACCCCATCATCAGGCTGCCCATAGCCACCATAGCGTCATGCTTGGAATCGGTGACTTGATCGGCAGTCTCTGGCACCAAGACTTCGGTGGCTCCTGGGTCGTCGCTGACGGCCAAGGTCGCCATGCGCAGAATTTCCCGTTGCGATTGCGGGTCGTAGAGTGGGCGCCACTCCATGAGGGTCTGGGCCGTGGCCAGTTCGAGGGTCTTATTGCCCGCGCCCATCACCCGCTCGGGCTCGATTTCCCAAGCTTCAGGCACAAGAACGTCAGGCGGCACCCCTTGCTTAAGACAAGCCAGCCGGAAGGCCCGAACGTCAGGGTCACGCGGGTCTTTCGCGCAAAATCGACGGAAAATCTCGTAATACTCAAATGTCTGATACTGATACGCCTGCAAGAGCGCAGCCGAAATGAGGGCCGTAGTGGCATTAAGCTCGGCTCGGACCTGGAAGGCGGTCTTTTCGACACTGGGCTTACTGAAATCCTGACTCTGTGTGTAAGATGACGAGTTGTCATTGATGATCTGCTGGTTTTGGATGAGTCCCATCTGGGCCAGCCGTTCATTGACTATCCACCGCTCCGATGGTGACAAGAACTGGACCGTATCGTCAATGATGCCTCGGGAGATCAGGTTGATCTTCAGGGCCCGCTCGGCTTCATCGAGGGACTTAACCCGCATATACATCATCAAGGTCTCAAACACCGCCTCGTTAAACTTACACCGCAGCCGGTTCTGTAAGTGGCACACCGCGTAGAGCAGGAACCCAAGGCTACGCACGGCATGGTAGCGGAATGGGGCTACGGCCGACAGATCGCCGAACTGGAACTGCAACACCTCAGCGATGTTGGAGGCGTAAACCTTGTCGCCGGGGTCGAACAGGAACTGGTTGCGGCCACCGATGATGTTCTTGTCGGGCATGTGGGTGTTTGGCAGCACTCCACCCACCCCGGGCTGACCGAAGGCATCTAGGACAATGCGCCGATTCCAGCCCTGGACTTTCTTGCTATCATTCCACCAGTAGAAGTCCCAACAAGAGATGACAGGTACAGCGTCACTGGCGTAGAGACCGGAGTCTTCCTTGATGCGCTGCTCCATCTTGTCGGGACTCCAAACTTCAGGCCAAGTGGTGCCGCTGAGTTGGGCGCATTCGGCATCGGCCCACTTGATAGCGGCCATCACATTGTCCATCTTCCAGCCCGGGTCCACCTTCGGTCCGTGGGTGAGCCGATAGAGTTCTTCGGCAGTGTAGGCTCGGTAAATGGCAAAGAAGGGCAGGTTTTTGAGCGTGAGCAGGGTGCCGCTTGGGATCATCACGTCTTCAACCCCAAGGGTCATTGGACACCAGCCATAGGAATTTTCCCAGGTGGATGGGGCGATGCCGTGCAGGGCAAGAAGCGCAAACTTCGAACGCATGTTCTCGAAGTAAACTGGAGACCGCTTCATCACCCGGTTGACTTGGTTGGAAACGACAGTGCTCCACTTTTGGCGCTTATGGACCGGGCCGAAATCGGTGCGGGCAGTGAAGAACTTACCCGGCTTGGAAAACGCATTTGTGAATTGTTGTCTTGCATCATGTCCAACCTTTGTGGCTTCCAAGAAGTTACAATTTATCGAAATATTATTCTCCCTCTCTTCTTGATCTGAGTAAGGAGGACTCCCATCAAATAAATTGTTTATTCTCGCCCTGTTTTGCGCCCGTGGGAAATCGCTTAGTCTCATAGTCCAGACTAATGACTCAATCACGGATGCTGTCTTAAAATTCATATTGGCAACAATGTCTGACCGCCAGGACTCCATGCTGCAAGGCTTTTCTTGCCCTTGCTTAAATTGCATGTTGGGCAAGAAACGCAGAGATTAGCAACACTATGTGGACCACCATTAACGATTGGCACCATGTGATCGAAATGGATCTCAGACCCAGGAACCTGTTTCTTGCAGTAATAACATACACAGAAAGCCTTGGCCTTCTGGATCTGCATGAACTTTTTAATCCCTCTTAGGTCAATACATTGGTTCCTGACTCTTACCCTTCTGATGTAATTTCGTTTTAGAAAACCATCCTTATTTTGGCTATAATATCTCTTATGGTTTTGCATGCATCGTTCAGGATTTAACAACATCCACTTCTTGGTTCTCTCCCTATCTTTTGGGGCAGACTTGGCCCTGTAAGCCTTCATCTTTTCTGGATTTTCAGATTGCCATTTTCCAATCCTAGCAACGACTCTGGCCCTGTTCTTGATGTAGTGGTCTTTCTGCTGCGCGGCCAGTCTGACTGCATTTTTACTCCTATATGCTTTAAGATAGGCAATCATGTATGCCCGTCTTTTGGGATTACTCCTTCGCTTTAAATCCCACGCTGCATCAGATGCTTTGTTCCTTTTTCTCTTCATACAGAAAGTGTTCTTGGGAATCCAAGGCTACTGGTGTTGTAACGGTCCAGCGGCGGCTCCTCCAATGGGATGCGTTTGCGCTCGGTGTGGTGCGGGTGAAAGATACCTCGCGCTGGAGTGATATCGGCGAAGGTGCGCCTGAGTGTAGTGCCAAGGAATCCCAAGAGCCAATTATCCCAGCCACCGTTACCAACCCGATAACAAGGTGGAACCGCCTTCCATGCCCTGGCCCATATCCAAGGATGGGCGCAAAAGAAGTCTGCGCCAAGGTCCACCACCTTAGCCCGATCTAAGTCGGGTTTATTCGGATCAAACTCATAGCGACGGCTAGTCAGTGCATCTGCTCCACGCGAGAATGCTTTATCTACTATTTGTCCGAGATTACCGGCCACCACAATGTCAGCGTTAAGTATTGCCGCAGGTTCATCAGCCTGAGAAGCCACCAAGTAAAGCAGGCTCATTGGCGGGAAGTCGGGCCCTTCAACGAAATGGGTGCGCGGACAGGCTAAGCGCCAGTCAAAGGCGCCGAAGAGGAATATGTTCTGGAACACCGCCCGCCATGAGTCGATGGCCCGACACTGATTGGCGGCTACCTCCTTATTGTCATCCAGGGCGCGAAATGAACTAACGGCGATCATTGCGCCATTCTCTCGGCTTCCTCTTTGGTTGGTGTCCAGTGCGGTAAGCGATAGTAACTATGCATTCCACCGAATGGAAGCGATGGATCGGCTTTCTCCATGAATAAAACCCACCCCGCATGCGGCCAGCCGATCATTTTGAATGCCTCCAATGTGGCGATGTGAAATTCCGGCACAGCCTTTGAGCCATGATAAGCTTGGTGATCGTTGCCCTGGCACTGGGTTCCAGTATCGTGGAAAAGCAAATAGCCTCCAGGCACCACCTTGGGAGCGTAGTTGTAGGTATCCAGGATGACGTGATTGCGGCAATGGCAGCCATCGATCAGGATGCCATTAAAATCATTCGGGATATCCACGAAAACCTCGGCTGAATCTCCCTTTACAAAGGTGGCTCCCGGGAATGGCGGTTCGTGATAACACACGTCGATGCCCCACCATTCCAATTCAACCCCATGCGCGTCACACCATCTTTTTACCCCACGCCCGGTGTTGCCGTCATGTATTCCGATTTCAAGGAACTTTATTTTCTTTGGCAACACATCGAGGGTGGACTCCAGCACCTGTGCGTCTTGTTCTGAAATGGCTCCAAATCGACCACAGTATCCCATAGGTTTTAATAATTGTTCCAACGTCGCTTCGAGTACCTGTGCATCCAATTCGGATAACAACCCAAATCGCTCACAGAAGTCAGGTCCACTTGGGTTCATGGTAGCACCTTTGCGATCACTTCCTGTAATCGCACCCCAGAATTGCCGTGAAACAGGCACGGTTCCTCGTTTGTGTCTTTGGTTTTTGGCCTTGGCCCACTCATGTCGAGGAATTCTGGAGAATCTGCATTCATGCAAAACAGGAGCGAACAGGCGCTATCCAACACGATTGGGTATTTCTTGGACAGGAACATATCCGTGGCCATTCCTTGGTCGCATCGATCTTTGCGCAACGCCAACTGAGCTAGATCGCCAACAAACCCAACAGCAGCTTCGCTTGTTGCCATCCACATGCCGCCATTAAGAAACCTGCACCTGTGCGGATTGGTTGGATACTCAGAGGTTTTATCCATATCCGGCCAGCAATAGCATTCGGCTCCAAATACAATCGGTGAATTAAGCCTCTCGAACTTCGGCATGATCTCATCCCAGCCGGCCGCAAAGATTATGTCGGAAGAATCGGTGAACAGGAAATGGGTATAGTCGTTAGAGTGTTCCCGCACGAAATTGAACTGGGACATGCTTTTGCGCCACCATTCCGCGTGTGCCGGCCAGTCACCCGGGTCAGAATTGTGCGGCTCCAGCCCGTGGCGGGCGGCACTTTCCAGAAACCATTTGGCAAATTTCTTCTGTGATCCCCAGGTTGAGACAAGCGCAGGTTTAATCATAGAACGGCGCTTCCAACGCATTGATGGCTTTTGTATGAGCGAAATCAGCCCATTGCGGCGAATGCTCTTTGTCCGGGCCGTCATAACTGCGTGCATTGGACCAAGCCGCCGCCTTATCTCCAGTTGCCAGCCCACAGCGAGCATAGTTCTTAGCGTTCTTTTTCCTCGTGTATGCAGAACCCATGTAACGATAGTGGAGAAGCTTGAGCAACGGAGTTGGGGTCACTTTTGGATTGCAGTCTTGCAGGGCATGCTTGCCAAGATTCCAACTAATTTGGGCATGTGGCTGAAAAACCACTGGCTTAGAATAAACCGGGGCCCTGACTCCCATTGGTGAAATCTCCCAGATTTGGCGACCGTCATCCTTTGGCAAACCTTTCCCGGTCATATTCCAGCCATTGGTGCGAACCACCTCATATCCCAGTGCCTGTTGTTCGCTTAGAACCTTCCTAATATCCGGCGCGTAAATGATCTCATCGGAATCAGCGATTATCACCCAATCAAACCCACCGCGAGCCCTTTGGTACCACTCCTTCCAGTGATTCAAGAACAGGACTTCATCAATGCCCGAACCCGGGTGGGGCCAGTTACGCAGGAGAACCTTCGGGTTAGCCTCCAGAAGCTCTCTGGTTCCATCAGTGGAAAAATCGTCGAAGGCCGATATTTCATCGGCAAACGTGCTGTAGTGCCGCAGGAAGAATGGTACAACGTCGGCGTTATTGTAGGTGAGGACAAAGACGATGATTTTCATGCTTGTGCAGCCGCGCAGATTTTAAGCAGTTCATCGGGCGTGCAGCGAAACGCCTTGCCTAGGTACTGTGGTTCCTGGGGTATTTCCGGTGGGCTATGTGACCAGCATTGGGTCAGTTTCTGTGGCGGAAACCCATTTGTAAATTTGGACGTATCAACCAGATGGTACTGCGACCGAAAGCGTTCAGTGGCCACATTCCCCAGCGTGATAAATTCGCAAAAGGTTTGTGGGTACTCGTTCCGGCAACTGGCGATATATTCATCGACCGGTTGCTTTGTCTTGATCTCGACCTGCTTTCTGGCCTCCGCGTAAATGTTACGATGATGAACTGCGGGATGGCGCCTCATGGTTTCGTAGCGAACAGGAAAGGGCAAACAGACCTGTGTCACCAGATGCCAAACCCCAACTTCTGGGTGTTTCCTGGTGATGCTTTCGAACTTCTCGTAATAGAGCACTGGCTTCCCATCCACGAAGTAGTCATCGGGAGTCACCGGTTCGGTAAATAGACAGTCGCTATCAGTGTGCAAGATGAAATCAGCTTCCGGGCACCATTCGTCGGCTCGCATGATTTGGGCCATGTGCCAAAGCATCCCCTTGTTGGGCCACTCATCGCCAAGGCGAAGTGTCTCGGGCATCGTGCCATTGGTGGCGGATTTTATTTCATCGGGTAACTGCGATTCTTGGCCGCGAGGGATAAGGATGGTGACGCCAGAAAAACCTCTGGCGAACAGGGCTATGGACTGGAGGCAGTATTTCAGCCACGAGAAATGCTTTGAGCAGGAAACGATAAAGATTTCGACTTTCATTGGCCTCGCAATCGTTCTATGAGCGAACCGGTTTTGTCACGATGGAATATGACCGCATTGCGTTTAATTTGTGCCAGCAATGGGCTGCCCTTTGGAAAGCTTGGATTTTCAGTCCCGCTGACCGGATCGAGTCGCCCTCTGGTAACGCCCCAGGCTAATTCCCATAAGGCGCTATCAAAACAGTTTGGTCCCATCTCATCGCGGCATTCCACATCCCAGGCGTTGTTCGTATGGGACATTGTTCGCGGAAGAAGTTGTGGTGTATTGGCTGGGTAGATAGCGGTGCCATTGCAGTGCCCAGGCCCATGGACAATTGGCCCACAGAACGGCTTGTTGCACCGATCGTACTCATCCTGGAGCGCCTGCAACCAATTCGGTTTAAGCGGTACGCAATCCGCCTCTAGCCACAGCCAGGGTCGATTCATCCCAGCCATTGTGCGGGCGGCATGTTGCCATGCGGCAGTCTGTGGAAACTGGGTGCCCTTGGGCACCGAGTAGTGGGTTTGATGCACAGCCGAAAAGCATGCACTAGCCTTACTGATGATGCGGGTGATGGTGCCCCTAGTGGTGGTGTTGTCGTAGGATACGAGTGCTTCATGTGTGTTTGTGTTGCCCAGGGCGGCAATCCAATCCAAGAGCCGGGACATCAGGTCGGCGTCATAGTTACAGACCGGCAGCACCACAACGAAGTTGGTCAGCGGTGCGATACCAAGTTTGGATGCTACCAGTCGGCGCAGGGTGCCATCCTTGTTGCGGTGAAAGAGCACCGCGCCCTTGCGCAGGAGGTCGAGCGTGCGCGTGTTGGACGGAGATTCTGGAGTCTTGTTCGTGACGAAAGTCGGCGGTTGTTCCTTGTTGCCCCAGAAGTGGTGGAACAGGTGAGAGTCCTTGGCCAATGGCAGGATAATTTCAGCGGCCGATACATCCCAGGCCAAGTGCGGATGGTTGCCAACGAAAGGATGGATGATGTCGTAGGCGTTGGGAGGATAGACAGCCACTCCGCTTAAGAGTTGGCGCGGGAGTCCTGGGCTATTGCACTCGTAGATATGCCCCAGGAATCCCCCGCTGTAGGCAGACTGAATTCTATCGAGCCAATCCTTGGAGAGCGGCACACAATCCGGTTCAAGCCAGAGGAATGGCTGATTAAGCTCGGCGCAATGTTGAGCCGCACGCAGAAACAACGCATTGGCTCCGCGTGGCCATCCACTGACGGATTCTTCGAGAGAGACGATTTGGACATGGCGAAAGATTTGGTTGGCCAGCGTGAGGAAGTCAACGGCCACATCCCACTGCACACCCCCATCAACCATTAGGATCGCATCATGGGAGCGGGCGCCCCCAAGCCGGTCAATCCACAGAAGCAGGTCGGCTGCCTGTTGAGCGTCTCCAGTGTGAAAGGGAACAACGACCTGCATTCACGTCAACCTGGATGGCGGCAACTGCGGCTGAGCCAAGGCTGCCTCGGCGTTGTGCAATAGCGCAATGGCTATCGAGCGGGCGTGAGGTGGGTCCAGGTTTATCGCTAGGACCGGTTTATTAAACTGGATAATCACGATGCCGTCCTTGGTGCCGATATCGACACGCAAACCGGATTGGTCATCTTCTGGGGTGGGATAGCCATCAGGGACATTATTCATCGGTTGTGTGTGTTTCTTGGGCTACGCGGTCATATTCCTCTTCGAGTCTGCCTATTTCGCTGGGCTTACCCAGCGCCCAGTTGAGCGTATCATGGACACTGCCCAATCCTAAGGCACTTCTCTCGATGACTTCTGGGGGCGCACCGCTGGCTTGGATGCTCATCATGGATAGGCGCACTTTCTCCTGCATACGGATAAGTTGTTCCTGAGTTTTCATGCCTTTGATTCGTGATGTATGCAGCCGAACTCCGCCCCGGTCTCGAATCGGATGTTATGGTTGTCGGATGCCGTTGGGGTGGCTGTCGCTGGGTCGATTAGTGTGCCATTGCAGTCGGTTTCGCCCATAAGCTTTGGGTTGGAGCACTCCCGAGTGGTGATTTCCGTCTCGCGGATTCGCTTTTCCAGATCGGGATGAACCCGGTTGACGGCAAAATCCGTCTCCTTCCAGAACTTGCAGGTGCAGCAGGTGCTCATGCCTTAGACTGGCCTCCCAATCTCTTTTTGAATTTATACCCCCACTGAAATGCAAACACATCGATTTCTGGGAATCCCATTTTGTTTAATCTGGCCCTAATTCTACCTTTCTTCATTCCCATCAACCTCTCTGCAACAGCAATGGTCACTCTTCTTTCTCCAATCATTACAAATCTGCTACATCGTCTATTTTGAGCATTTTCTTTACGGGTAATCCACCTGCAATTGGATAGTTCGTAGTTTCCATCGTTGTTTATCCTATCAAGCTCAGTTCCATGTGGACGCAACCCCATGTCTTCCACGAAATTCTGGTATGTTCTCCAACGGCTGCAAACCGTTATGCCCCTTCCACCGTAACGATCAAAACTGTTAGTTTTTGGATTTGTGCATCTCAATATCATTGCTCTCCAACTCAAATAGGTCGGAGCACGCTTACGTGGCTTTTTCATGTAGCACCCAGCATCTGGGATCAAGCTTGGCTTTCACCTCATCGGAAGTGTGAGTCAGAATGTGCTGAATCGGCGTATGCACTTTCAGATCTAATTTGCACGTACATGCCAAGCAGGTTCCAAGCTCAGCATCATGGCTCGTTCTGAGTGCCAAATCGTTTTTAATTTCGAGCTGAGTCTTGATCGTGCTGGCGGCTTTACCAGTGAAGTATTCCAGCAGACCGCCCTTCCCGTTCTGCGGGCATGTCGCGCATACCGACGCTCGATGCTCAGAAGTGGCTTGATCTACTGGCTTTCCCGAATTTCCAAGCCATTCGATCAATACACCCACACCGGCTGCAACTCTTTTAAGACCGCCCACAGCATTTCCGAACAGGTTTTTTTTTAAGTCCCCCTGATACGTCGGGGGCGATGCCACAAATTCTTGCTGCAAGAAATCCGTCCACCCATGGGCAATGCAGCGGGCGACATTCTGCTGCTCCACGTCATACTCGATACCGGCCTTGTCCATCGCCCAGCCGTGTTTCTCGGCCAGATACTTGTTGGCCCGACGCAACGCGCGCACCTGATCCACGACGCTGGAGAAAGAGCCCGAGAATGGCTTTTTCATCCCAGCAGCAGGCTCGATGAATTGGAAACCTAACGGCGGGTGAGCGGTAAGAGATTTAAGGCGGGCCATGGGTAAGGTAGAGTTTCAGGTCGGCGTCAGAAAGCGTTTCCATGAATGCATCGAACGCAGGGCGATTCCAGGTGTCCTGACAGGTTGCCCAGTATTGCTCGATGAGTTGGGCGCGGGTCGCACCAACCGGCTGGTCCATTGGGATTATTTCGATGCGCGTGCATTCGGCCGCTTTGCTTGTAACTTTTTGCTGGCTGACTTCAAGTCGGATCTGTGCTTCTGCATCGCCTGATATGAGGCCAGCGTATCGTAGGCCATCGACAAAATACTTCGATCCACCGATGAGATTGTCTGGGTCGAGGAACTTTCGGCGGAAGGATGTAATGCGGACAATAACGCGCTGATAGTGGCTTTCTTCTCGCGGTGCCTCTGCCACTGGGTCATTGCAAAGAGGGCGTTTAGGCTCGGGACAGGGTGGTTTACTATCAGCACAATCTTGTGCGTTGCGCTTGAGGAAAGATTCGCTGGCATTGGGCATCCTCCTTAGAATTTCGTTCCGGGTCACATCCTTTAGTTAAATCAGAATCTCCCCCACTGGTCCATCGGTATAAATACGGACTAGCAGAACCACCCGAACATGGTGTAAAAGCCTAACCATGAAAACGCCTAATCGCGGCAATGGACGCATTGATATGCGGTTACTGACGTTTGCCGGAATCGTCTGGGGTATAGTGAGCTGGGTCAGTGTGGTTGTGATGTGGTTTGTCAGACAGCTACTATATGACTAACGAAGAAGCATTCGAATGCGCCTGCTGGGACTTTAAGCGGGCGATTCGAACGACGGAACCAACGGCGGCTGAGTTTAACCTCGACTATCATGTCGCGGAGGCTATAGCCCGTAAATGCCACTGGGAATTCGAGCGCAAGAGGATCGAGGCGATCAAGAAAAGCGCGATGGCGGCATGACGACTCGCGAGGTGGACATGCTCATCACTAAACACGCCACTGAATGCGTGGCTGAACTGGTCAACACGGTTCGCCGGGAGGGACAGATGCCATGGTTTATCATCGTGGAGCGACAGATGCGCAAACTGGCCGAAGAGTTGCGGAGAAAACCTGAAAAGAAATGAGTAGTCCATATCCAAACTTAAGCCCGGAAGGCGAACGGTTGTTCGATCCTCCTGGGCAACCCATAGCTGATCAGACGATAGCTGAATTACGAGACCACTTTAAGAAATGCAGCCATGATGCTGAAGTAGTCTGGCAACAACAACTCGCTGAGAAGAATGCGGAGATTGTCGAACTTAAAGCGTGGAAAGAATCTGCACTCAAGGTCATGCCGGATTTCCAAGTAATTTGGAAGCTGATGGGATTACCACTTGGCACAGATGTTTCGTCCCAGATTGTTCCTTGGATGACCCAATCGAAGCAGCAAATCGCTGCAATGGCTGCGATGCTCGATGAGATAATGGCCACGCTCGACGGCACAATGGCCACCTTCGCGGCCTACCTCAACGTGCCGGAGTCCAGAGAACTACGCGACCGCTGGATGAAGCTTAAGAGTGAATTGGCGGTCCAAAAACTTTATAACCAAGTAGGACCATGAGGATGAACAGCAGTAGTGTGCCACCAAGCGGTTTGGCATTGGCAGCGCCAACAGGCCAGTTGCTCCATAGACCAAACAACAGCCAGAACAACATCAACACCCAGTAAATGAGGGCGAAGCTCATAGGTGGGCAGGGTAGGCATGGAAACAGTGCTATTGCAAGAGTCCCCTTCCTGTGTCTCTATCAGCCTATATGAAGGCGATTGCTCTCCTGTTAGCGATGGCCTGTGTATGTGGATGCGTCATCTCCCGGCCCTACATCAAGGAAACCACCTCACCTGACGGGGTGGTTGTGCGGGAAATGCGCCTGACATCATTTGCGATCTGGCCTGCATCGCAAAACATCGACAAACAACGGGCGTCAGTCGGTAAAACCTGGAGCCTGGGTGCTGCCGGCATCGAGCAGGAGAGTGGCGGCTCCAATGTTGTCGAAGCACTGCGCGCCATCGACTCTATTCTAAGCAAAATTCGTCCATGAAAACACTCCTCGCACTATTCCTCTCCGCCATCAGCGCAGTCGCTGCCACTACCAACATCACCTTCACCTGGGATGCGCCCATGATGGCCGGCACCGGTTTCAAGTTCTACGAGATTGCCGGGACCCGCACGCTCTTAGGCACCACCACAACCAATCGGTTCACTGTGATCAACTGGACGGTGGGCACGCCGCGAGTGTTTACGGTGACGGCGACCAATATGTGGGGGGAATCGGCTGATGCAGTGCCATACGTTGCTCCCCCGGCTCCGGTTGCGCCCTCAAATCTGCAACCGGTGCCATTCTCGTTTGTCACACCGGTTCCGGGCACGCTCGAACTGTCCCATGATTTAGTCGATTGGCGCCAGCGGCTGCGCATCACTTCGGCCGGTGGGGTGTCGGCTAACATTGAGTTACTCCAATTGCCATTGGAGCCGATGTTATTTGGCCGGGTGAAACCGATTTCCAGTTTGTCGCGACTCCCCACCCCCAATAATCCATGAAAACATCATTCGCACTCTGGGCCATCGCGCTGGCGCTGGCGTTATTCACTAATATCGGCCGGTCGGCCCTCATCAACACCAATCAACCTGCCCCGGTTAATCCGCCCCCGCCCATTGTCGATGCGGATTGGTGGACGCGGGTGTCTGTCTCGCCCTATGGGGCCGTCAAACACCCCGATTTCGGTAAGGCGGTCTGGGGTGCGGGGCTGGACTTGGGCTACGCCATCAACCGGACCGTCTCACTGCACCTAGCCAACTCCATCTTTGACCAGCCAGACATCAGGACCCATGAAGGAACCCAAGAGCGCGGTTGGTGGAAGGGTTCTGCCATCGACGAAACCGAACTGCTGTTCCGGGCTGACCTGATCAAAGGCGGCGGCACTGGCCATGACCGGTTTGTGGGCTATTTGATCGGAGGCGGGTCCCGGGATTGGGAGCGGGAGGATTGGGGCTTTGGCGTCGGCGTGGGGGCTGAGATTCGCCTGACCAAGAACTTCAGCATCGGGGCTGATTGCCGACTGCGGGCTTGGTTTGATGCAGAGAAAGACGCCATGACCCGGGGGCTGATATCTTTCAAGTTCTGAAAAATAAGTCTTGCCAGACCCGGGGGGCTTAGGAGTAAAAGGGCACCGTTGAAGCGAGTTGCCTGCGATGAAAACTTTGCCTGATAGGAACCACTCGACCGGCCCGAGCCTATCCTCACTTGCTTCAACTCCTCGTGCGTCGCGGGCGGCCGTTAAATGCAGGGCCCGTCTTGAGCGGGAATTCTGGTCTCATGAGCCGGATGAGGGTGAAACTCCTTCCCCTGCGACCAATTTAGCCGTTCAATCGGTTGGTGGTTACAAGCAATCGGAAACTTCCCCACCCTCCACTCGAACGGCTCTTTCATTGTCTTGGATGAACGGTTCACGAGTCGGCGTGATAAATGCATCCCGAAACAGGCGCCCCATCCTCATCGCCTGGCCCAAGACAATCCCTTTGTCTGCCCATAGCGAACAGCCTTGTGTGCTCTGCCTCTGGGGTTGCTTCCAGGTTCACGGACAACTCACAAGCGCCCGCCGAGACTGGGCAGACTTTACTCCTTAAGCCATGCAAACCCACTACCCGCGCCTTGAGCAACTAGCCAAAAAGCTGGCTTCGAAACGTGGGCGAAAACGCATGGGTAAAAAGGCTGTTCAAGCCGCCCAAGAGCGCCTGTATCTAGCTGATGCTAACCGCCGCTCCAAGCCCGGCTACGCCAGAATATGATTTTTCTCATGGTCCAGAAGTGGCCATGAGCGTTCCTTGAGATGGTCCGCGCATAGGACCGGGTTTTCTTTACCGGTTCGAGACAACAGAAATACCGCCGCTGCTTTGGGAGCCCGAATAAACGAAAGGGCCCGGGCGAGACGGCTCCAGAGCCATAGGCCAAGCACATTCGCCGCCTCAACTCGCCTGCTGACCCAAGCAGCCCAGCAGTGGAACCGCCGAACCACGCGCTTCTATCTCCCTCAAGGTTATCGTCAAACCCAGGCCGTTGGATACGCTCTAACAAGGTCCTGGCGGTTCATTACCCAACAACCCTTACGCTCCCCGCATAGCCTATGGCCTTATGCTTATAACCCATACGGGTCTTGTCGTAACAAGAGGGGGTGGGCCCCTTATAGAGAACGGGTCCCTCGCAAAGGCCCCTCTGGGGTGGGGAGTGTGGGGACGGTCAGGGCGTGCGAAAGAGATTCCTTACTGGCCTTGCGTGTGGGAGGCGGGCAAGTCTGCTGCTGCGATACTCAAGACGGCTTTGTGAGCTTGAGCACGCCGGCTGCGCGATTCGCGCTCTGGCTTGAGGTGGCCCGGCAATGGCTTGCCGTCGATTATGCGCAGCCGTTCTTCCAGTACGTCCCATGCTCGGGCGGCGGCTGCGCGGATATGCGGTTCAACGGCGGGATCGGTTGCGCTAGCTAGCAGCGAAGCTTGCATGCGAATGATTTGCGAGCGTGGCTTAGGTCGGCCGTTGCGTTGTCGTCGTCGTCCCATAGCGGCGGCATTGTCGGAGGTGAATCGCGGCATAGTCGGGAGGTTAGGTGCGCGAAGTGTGGGAAGCAAGAGCCAGAATCTTTAACAGTTAGAATCGGCTGTGTACAAGCAGAAGCCCCTTAGCCTTTGGTTAGACTAGGGGGCTTGTGCAAGACATGTCTTGCGTGAGGCGAGGCTAGTCTAGGCTGGGCCAGGTTCCATCGGTTTGAGGATCGTAGTCAGGGAATGGCTGTTTAGGGGCAGAGCCGCCGATGGATCGTTCGAACATGTAATTGCGGTTGCCGAAGCCTAACCATTCCACGTCCTTGATGATCTCCCCAGCTTGATCGAAATGGACGATGCGCTGCGGGAAGGGAATCGGCTTGGAACGAAGCTTGATCACCTTACTGAGCCGCTTGATCAAGTCTGGTTCCGTGGACAATACCCATCCGCCGCGGGAGCGTTTGGCCCCGTGCAACTTAGTTGTGCCGTCTTTGGCCAGGGTGAGACAACGTGAGGCGAGGTCTAGTAGCAACATTGCACCCCAGCCGGCCCAGACTTTGTGTGCGTCTTGCCATTGTCCGCCAGAAGCAAGCCAATTAAGAAACTGTTCACTGTCACAGCCGGCAGCGGACTTTGGCTCGTCTTCCTTTTTACCCTCCCAGAAGAGAATGCCGTTATGCGCTAGAACCAATGAGCCGGCTTTGAACGGGTGAACATTCTTGAGGATTGTGACGTTAGTAGATGTTCGGCCGTGGGCAATCAAGTTAGTGACGATATCCGGCATCCGCCCAGCTTCCCATGATGGGGAAGGTTTAAGGAAGTCCGGCATGGAGACGCCATGGCCAAAGTAGTCCGATGGATCTAAGTATCTGCCATAAGCTTTCCCGCCATTGCCCTGAGCGTAGAAGCCAAAGCCGTCCCGTTGGAAACGGGAAAAGTCTTTGTTGATTATTTCCAGACAAGTAGACGAATGACTGTTACGCAAGGGATCGTCAATGCGCGCGCGCCGTTCTCGCAAGTCGTGCAAACGCCACAATGGATCACGATTAAACATGTCAGTTAAGTTGTGATCCGACAGAGGAAACTTGCGCGATTCTTTCAGGATCTGAGCCAGGAAGGTGTCCTTATTAGCACTCATTTGTCTTTAGCGCAGAATGCCGCAACGGTTCTCTGCTTTATTGCAGGGTTTATCGCGTTGCATTCATTCATGCTGGCCGTGATTTAATCACAAAGCCGTTTCCAGAGCAATGCTTAGTTGTGGGTAATGCCGTCCGTAGTACTACGGAAGGGAGATTGTCTTGGGGAAGATTGGCCAGTATGAGAATCTACTAGCTTGGCCGATTAGCCTCTAGGCCGCATTGAGGCTAGGGGAGCGGTTTCGCGGGCGCGCGCGGCCCCGCTAGGCTGGCCCGTGGTAGTGAACACAGCCCCGCCCACGAAATTCATGCCCGCCTGGGCCGACTGAACCAGCCTTGGCCTACGCTTCATCGACTGAACCAGCCTTTGCCTAACCGTGGGCGGCTTTAGCTTTCGGCTTGGCCCAACGGCGCGCCCGGGCCTTGGCTAAGTTGTCCAGCATCGCCTCCATCTTGCTTTTGCTTTTGCTCTTGCCGCCTTTCTTACCTTGAAGCCTGAAATAATCGCTCAGGAAACTATTTTTAGCATTGGCCTTCATTTGTTTTGTTCTGTATTAAAGGGGCTTTCAGAGAAATAGTCAAATATCACTTGCATCAGGAAGCCGTTTTGATATGGTCTTGCTCAAGCCGCATTCAAGCGGTGAAACAAACTAAGCCTAAAACAAAAGGTTAAGAGCAAATGAAACTACGGATCATAGGTCCCAATCAAACGGAGGTTGAAGTCGATGGGGTGTGCGTCTTCTTCAGCTACAACACCCCGGTGGCGGCGCAGGTGGGCCGCAACTACTTCAGAACCGAGGTGAAGCATTCGGCCACCACCAGTAAGCACGTCAATACCTGGCTGGCCGGCAAGCCCGCCGTGGGCAAACCTCAAGAGTTCTTCGAAGGGCTATTGGTAGCTGGGAAGGGAGGCGCGTCGTGAACAAGCAAACTATCCTTAACCGGATTAAGAAGCATTTCCCGGCCGTAAAGGATGTCGTGGACGCCAAGGCGCCGGTGTTTGTGGAAGTGTTGCCAGAGGATGGGCGCATTGGCCGCAAGAAAGACCCGGAGGGCTGCGCGTTTGCCAGGGCCTGCCTGCGTAAGCACTTGGCCGATGGCTGTATCATCGGGATCGCCTATTCCTATCTCATCAAGGGTTCTGTGGCCACCCGCTACATGACCCCTGGGACAGTGGGAAGGGAGATTACCTCCTTTGACCGGCATCAGGACTTCGCCGAGGGGCAGAACTATCCGGTTGAGCGCCGTCACCCCCTCACAGCGCCTGGAGGTAAAGCGCAAGCGCAAGAGGGGCGCCAAGAACGGCAGTCAGGCCGACGTGGACAGTCGGCGTCGCCATCACACCACCCGGATTCGGGTGAGTGGAGTCTAAACCAATCAACCGCATACATTTATGACTACAAATCAACGATTGTGCGAAGAATGGAAGCCGTATATAGCCGAGTTTAAGGCTGCTGTTGAGCCGTATCGGGCGACTCGCGGCAACACTCGGAGCATCGCTTGGCAGGCGTTCTTCGAGAAACATCCGCAGTTGGCCCAAAGGCTGGGCATTAAGCCCGCCGATGTAAGAAGGGAAGTAAGTCAGGCTTTGTCTTACTTCTACGGCTACCACGTCACCGGAGAGCGAAAACTGGCTGACCTCGCCCGGCGTGAGAAAGAGCGACAGGAGCGACAAGAACGGCGGGCTTCCACCCCAGACCAGCGGGCCGCGTGGCGGGCTCAGAAACAGGAGAGCAATGCCCGGCTGGCCGCAAGAATCCGCAGGCAGAAGGTCCGCACCACGGTTAAGCCGATTGTGGCACGCCGGGAGGATGTGGGCCTGCCCCCGCTGGAGACCAACGGCGTGGGGCTGCGCGCCAGCCTTGTGCGCACCATCGAGCAGTTGCAATCCTTGCTCAAGGCAATCGAGTAAATGAACCCCGGTGACCCGAATGGGTGGTTAGGACCGCAGCCGGTAAAAGCAGGGGCGCGCTCCCTGATGCGGACCAGCACGGCGCTGTCTAAAGGACGCCGAGGGCCGTGGAAATCGGCCCACCAACTTTTATGAACCAAGACACCAAACAACTGCGCATGATGCGCAAGAAAGCTAGGGTGAGCCTCAAGGCGCTGGCCGCCGAGATGGGCGCTCCGCTGCGCACTGTGCGCGGCATTGAACGCTTTCCCTGGGTGGCCCCCGCCTGGGCCGACCGCTACGTGGAAGCCCTCACTAAACTAACCGCATGAGAACCTGCGATCACTGTTCAGGAACCGGACAATGGGAAACCGCATGCTGCAATGGCTAAGAGGCCCGAGCCAAGTTCGATTCACTAACTACAAAACCAACATGAGCAAACCAACCAAAAGACCAGTAATCATCACCACAGAATATCGCGGCGTATTCTTCGGATACGCTACCGATACCAGCAAGAACGTAATCCACTTAACTGGTGCCCGAATGGCCATTTATTGGGGCACCACCAAAGGCATCATGCAGTTGGCCGAAAGTGGGCCGACTTCGAGCAGCAAAATCTCTGCCCGTGCCGATCTGGAGGTTCGCAAAGTGACGGCCGTCCTTGAGGTTAGCGAGGCCGCAACTAAAGCGTGGGAGGCGGCGACATGACATGGAATCCGCAATATCGCGAGACCGTCACTGTTGTTGATGTGCTTGAAACTGGTGCCTGTCCAGATGGTGTTTCGGCTTGGATCGAACGAAATGGCCGCATAATCGCCGGACCTACTGAACAATACGCCCGCAAAAGCGAATACATAGCCAAAGCCGCGAATGCGGACGGCTACGGCTACGGCTACGGCTACGGCTACGGCAACGGCTACGGCAACGGCGACGGCAACGGCGACGGCAACGGCGACGGCAACGGCGACGGCGACGGCAACGGCTACGGCAACGGCTACGGCAACGGC